CTTCCTAGACACGAACAAAAAAATCCGAAAGTTTCCGTTTCCGTTTTTCCGGCGGTGCGGATATACACTTTAGAGTGAAAAGGGGTGATTATTTGGCGAAAAGCGAAACGGATTCCGCAAAGGTTACGGATATAGACAGCCTGACAGTATCAGCCGCCGTCCTGGGTAACATCTTCGGCGTGACCGATAGGCGCGTCCGCCAGATGGCGGAAGAAGGAATCATTGTCCGCGCGGCAAAAGGCCGCTATAACCTGGTTGAATCATTGAAAAATTATATTTTGTCCTTAAAGTTGGCGGCGGAAGGCGCAACAGCCGACAGCCCGGACGGAGAAATCGACATTGACGAAGAAAAAGCGCTTCACGAAAGGGTGAAACGTCACATTTCGGAGTTAAAACTGCAAACAATGAAGGGCGAACTTCACAAGGCGGATGATGTTGAAAGAGTAATGACTGATATGTTGGCCGCTTTTAAGACAAGGATCATGAACATTCCTTCAAAGGTTGCGCCGATTTTGGAAGACCGGGACGCCGGATATATCAAAGACCGTCTGACAAATGAGGTCGTCGAAGCACTAAACGAACTGAAAGACTACGATCCGAAGGCGTTCTATTCCGACGAATACGTCGAAGGGGAAGAAGATTATGACGAATAAAAAAATCAGGGTCGAAGAATCACCGCTTATTTCCCCTGATACCGTCGTCATAAGAAAGCGCCACAAGGATTTAGGAATTGAATTCAAAACAATCAAATTATTCCGGGAAATTGCGAAGGTGGTAGCGCCGCCGCCGATTCTGACGGTTAGCCAGTGGGCCGATCGTTACAGAAAACTTTCGGCGGAAAGTTCCGCGGAACCGGGACAATGGAATACAGACCGCGCACCATATCAGCGCGACATTCTGGACGCTGTAAATGATCCGGAATGTGAAGAAGTCGTGATTATGTCTTCCGCCCAGGTCGGAAAAACAGAATTGATTTTGAACATAATCGGCTATTACATCGACTATGATCCGGCGCCTATGCTGGTAGTACAGCCAACTATCGAAATGGCCCAGACGTTTTCAAAGGACAGGCTGGCGCCGATGGTTAGAGATACGCCAGCCCTTACGGGCAAGGTTCACGATGTAAAATCGAGGGTTTCGGGTAACACAATCCTTCATAAAACGTTCCCCGGCGGTCATGTAACTATGGCCGGGGCAAATTCGGCGGCGTCCCTGGCGTCAAGACCGGTTCGAATTGTCCTTATGGACGAAACCGACCGTTATCCGGCTTCCGCCGGATCCGAAGGAAACCCGATAAAATTAGCAGAAAAAAGAACAACGGCGTTCTGGAACCGGAAAAAAATCAAGGTTTCAACGCCAACGATCAAAGGCGAAAGCCAGATTGAAAAGGAATTTGAATCCGGAACACAGGAAGAATGGTGTGTTCCATGCCCTTGTTGTGGCAAATATCAGCCCTACGAATGGCCACGTATTCACTTTTCAGACGTGACGATGGAATGTAAATATTGTGGCGAACACGTTTCGGAAATCGACTGGAAACAGGGCGAAGGAAAATATATCGCGAAATACCCGGAGCGACGCCGGAAACGTTCGTTTCATTTGAACGAATTAGCTTCGCCCTGGAAACACTGGGATGATATAATCCGCGAATTCAAGGAAGCCCAGCACGAAATGAAGACAAACGGCGATATTAACAAAATGAAGACCTGGATCAATACGACGCTTGGCGAAACGTGGGAAGAACGCGGCAAAAGCGCCGACGATGATTCTTTGTTAAGCCGCCGCGAACGCTACGAAGCAGAAATTCCCGACGGCGTTCTTCTTCTTACGGCTGGCGTTGACGTCCAGGACGACCGCTTCGAGGTTGAAATAACAGGCTGGGGGCGCGGCTATGAATCCTGGGGCATCAAGTACGAAAAGATATTCGGAGATTTGGAAAAAGACGAAACATGGGATCGCCTGGAAGAATATCTTGACCGGGAAATGTATTTCAAATCCGGAACGTCGCTGATGTTGGCTTGCACTTGTATAGATACCGGCGGACATTTTACCACACAATGTTATAAATTCCTGAAAAAAATGGAAAAGAAGGGAAAAAGGATCTATGGAATTAAGGGCATGGGCGGCCCAGGAATTCCATTGATTCATAAAATTTCGACGAATAATTCGTACAAAGTGAAAGTCTTTATTTTAGGCGTGGATTCTGGAAAGGAAATTCTTATGACAAGGCTTAACACGACGGATGAAGGGCCGGGATATTGCCATTTTCCAATTAACGCCGATCGGGGATATAACGAAACATATATCAAGGGAATTAACAGCGAACAGCGCGTCGTTCACATTAAGGACGGGCGCCCGGTGATTAAGTGGGTGAAGAAATCGGGAACCAGGAACGAACCGCTTGACCTTCGCAATTATTCCACAGCCGCCGCGGAAATACTTCGTCCGAACTGGGATGTTCTGGAAGAAAAAATCCACGCCGGGATTAACTACATGAAAAAACAGCCCAAAAAGAACACCGGCCGGAAGGTCGGCGCCGTAAATCGCGGCGTACAGTTATAAGGTGGTGATGATATGGCGTTAAGTCAGGTGAAAAAAGAACGCTTGGAACGGCTGAAAAGCCGTCTGAAAATGTACTATGATGCAGAAGAAGCCGTCCTTCTGAATCAGGAATACACAATCGGTACAAAAAGCCTGAAACGCGCCGACCTGGCGACGATAAGGGCGGCTATAAAAGAAATCGAACTGGAAGTTGAAGCGCTGGAAGCTGGCGGAAAAAACCACGCCGGGCGGTTCGTTCCGCGCGATTTTTAGAAAGGACGGTGATAAAAAGTGAATATAATCGACAAAATTGTCGAATTTGCCAGCCCGACGGCGGCTTTACGCCGCGAGGAAAACAGATTCAAACTTGAAATGATCCGTTCGTTTCAAAATTCCGGATATGATGAAAGCGGCGCTTCAAGAAGTAAAAATTCAATGCGCGGCTGGACGGCTTCCAGCAAGACGCCACAGGAAGACATTGACAGAAACCTTCCGACATTACGGCAAAGGTCAAGGAGCCTTTACATGTCGGCGCCGCTTGCGGTTTCGGCAATCAAAACCAACCGAACAAACATCGTCGGCCAGGGCTTACAGCTTAAATCTACCATAGACGCCGAATATCTGGGATTATCCAGGGAAGAAGCCGAAAAATGGCAGAAGGACGCGGAACGCGAATTCAAATTGTGGGCGGATTCAAAGTTTTGCGATTCCACCAGGGCAAATAATTTTTATGAAATACAGCAAGTGGCGTGTATGTCGTGGCTAATGAATGGCGACGCGTGCGTCCTTCTGGAATATGACCGGCCGACGAAGTTCTTCCCCTTCGGGTTGCGGATTCACCTGATCGAAGCGGATCGCATTTGCACGCCGCACCAGACCGGGAACAGCGTAAACCTTTACGTCCGGGATCAGAACACAAAAAACCGCATATTTAACGGCGTGGAAGTTGACGATCGCGGAAAGGTTATCGCTTATCACATTTGTTCAACCTACCCGAACAGTAATCTTCGGGCTGAAAAAAAGTGGACGCGCGTAAAAGCGTTTGGGGATAAGACCGGAAGCCCGAATGTGCTTATGATCTACGAAACAGAACGCGCCGAACAATACCGCGGCGTTCCTTATCTTGCGCCGGTAATTGAAGCATTGAAACAGCTTACACGATACAGCGAAGCCGAAATGATGGCCGCTGTTATCAATGGATTTTTTACGGTGTTCATTACGTCGGAAAGCGGCGCTTCTGAAATGGGATTTTCGGGAGTCGTGGACGATGAAGACAGGGTGACAAACGATAATGTAAATTACGAACTGGGAAACGGAATGGTGAACATTCTTAACCCTGGCGAAAAAATCGAAATCGCAGACGCAAAGCGCCCGTCAACGAATTTCGACGCCTTTGTCACTTCGTTAGCGAAATACGTCGGCGCCGCGTTGGAAATCCCGGTTGAATTACTTACAAAATCGTTTACATCCAGTTATTCGGCTTCCAGGGCGGCGCTTCTGGAAGCGTGGAAAGCGTTTCGGATGAAACGAACATGGTTAGCCGCCGACTTATGCCAGCCGGTTTATGAAATATTTTTGACGGAAGCAATCGCAACCGGGCGCCTGA